CTTGACATTGTAATTTTATTTCCTGATGTAAAAATCAATCCCTTATTGGCGGCTCCTGTAAGAGAAGAAGGTTTGTTTGTAGCCAAATGAGAGGAACCAAGGGCTTTTGATAAAATATAATTTTTTTCTTTATCCATATAAATTGCTTCGGAATTAAGTTGTGTCATAGCAGGAGTAATTGTAAATTGTGCCCCAATGGGTTGTCCTCCGATAATATGCCTCCCAATGCTTTCAACTTGACCAATATAACCATTAACTGAAAACAACTTTGTTCCTACAACAGGGTAATTATCAAAATTAGCACCATCAAGAGGAGAAGCCAAAAGCCCATCATTAATATTGCTATCAATCGTCGTTGCCCCCAAAGGAAGAGTGTATGTGCTACCTGACTTTATGTTGGCGACTTTGTTGTATGGGCTATTACTAGAATAAATAATATCTTCGCTAAACAAAGTGTTTAAATTTACAACTGGGGAAAGCAATTTGTTAAACCTGTCTCTGCCCTGAATTTCCATAATAGTTTGCCCATCCTCCTTTTTACTTTGGATATTTTCAATTTCACCATTAAATCTTTCAATGTGTAGTCGGTATTCCCCTTGAGCAAAACTTAGAGGATTAGTGTTATAAGAATCATCAGAAAAAGAGAGAGTAATCATTCTTTTTGTAGCATCGCAAGCAGTAATAGTGGCAAACCTTTCATTATGATTTAAAGAGGTGAATGACAGATACATTTTGCTAAACCTACCATTAAGTAGTGAGGTGTCAAGCATAAGTGTCCCGTCTGTGGCGTTATATGCTCGCCTGTGGAGCGTTGCACCACTTGAGGGGGTGATTGATTGTGCGGTAAATTCCCCTTCGTTCTCGGTTCTTGTATAGGGGTTTGTGCTGTTTTCAAAGGTAAGAGTTTGCGTTGTTCCCGATAGTGAACCGATAGTTTTTATAATTAAAATATTATCATCAATTTTGACTTCATCACCTGTGTTCAAGACTGTTCCCAAATCATACTCAGTATTGAATGAAAATACTGTAGCAGAGGCAGATGAATCATATGTTGCTCTTAATGCAAAGAAATCATTCATGTCGCCAGTATGAATAGTGTGTCGCACACGGTAGGAGTCAAACTCTTTTACCTTTCTTGGCATAATTCTGCCATTATCAATAACTGATGTTTCTGCAAAACCACCTTTTCCGTCAATAGATTCTGTATTTGTGTGGTCATAAACATTGTAAAGTAGGTTGGCTTTTGTAGGAGAAAAATCATAACTTAAGTATCTTAAAGGACCGGTAAATGTTGGAGTAGAGATAACATCGTCTGCGATTCTTCTTGCGTTAAAATGGCTTTGTTGATAATTCGTATCGTCCACCGTTAGACTTGTGCCTTCATTAGAAGTGGTGCTTGTGCCTTGACCAACATCTAAGTCTCTTAACTTATCAGTCAATTTTATTTTATAGGAGAACCTGCTGTAATCTATAACAGACTTACCAAAGTCTTGCATGGTTGTAAAAACTTTGCAGTTATCTGCATTTGATAGCGTATAACTGTTAGCCGTCCCGCTTTCCCTTATAGCATAGAATTTATGATTATGGTTTAATTCATTAGGTTTATCCGTTTTATATCGGCTATTATTTATTGTCGGGAAATAAAATAGTGGCCTTGCTACAGACATTCTTCTCCATAATTCTCCTTCAAAGTCGTTCAAAGATTCGCCTAAATCATTATCTTGAAGCATACCCATTGATATAGCAATAACATTATCATTTTTAGTCATTTCAAAAATAATAAATTTAGTGTCCTTTGGTATTTCATTTCCTAATTTTGGCTCAAACTCAAAAGCATCCCCATATTCGTCCTCTGTCAAAACTTCTGTGATTTTAGCAAAATGGTGCTGGTATGGTGTATCTGAATATAATAGAACAAAATAATCATTATCTGTTAAGTTTGTAGCGGTGGGGTTAAATCTAATTCCTGTCGTAGTCAATGAATCATAGCATTTAATTCTAAATCCTTTCGTGGTGTTTAAGTTTGAGTATTCTGTAATTGTTCCGCCCCAACCGCTAATTACAACAGAGGTGTCTTGTTCTGTAATTGCAGTATAAATTCTATTTCCATCAACTGGACTAATATCAATCAAATATGGGTTAGTGGGGGCATTGAAGATATTACCATCTTTTATGTTTAGTGCCATTAATCATCCACCTCCTCAAATCGCAAATATAAAACAGTGTCATTTAAATTAGGCATTAAGTTATTCACGGCATCAAACTCTCTTTTATTGATATTCATAATGCTCAACTCATGGAGTTCCCCCATGAATTGATTATTAGTAGTTGCCGAATTAGCCCCCGTTGCTCCTCCACCGTTAGCCCCAATGTAAAAATCTTCTGCGGCCATAGTGAAGGAATCTGTTTGTGTGTGAGTCCCAGTCTTAACTAAACGACCATTAAAAAACAAATTAGCAACTTTATTTTGATTATCCCAAGAACAGGCAATATGATAAGTATTGTTGATATAACTAGGTTCTTGAATATGCTTTATGTATATTTTATCCCCATTATTTATTGTAATGGGAGACGGAGCCGCCAAAGTGATGGCACTGCTGGTAAAAGTTTGTATAGTGCCTATTGATAAAAATTCTATTCCTTGCCTAACAAATAACTCAGCACCCTCAAATAATGTGGAGGTTCCAATTGCGTAATTGACAGTCGCTCCAGAAGAACCAGCAGTAGCAGTTGAATTAAGCCTATATTTTAATTTACCATTTTCATCAAACCCTTCTAAGTTGCTAGTGCTGATATAATCATATTGACTCCCTTCGTTCGGCAGAATAACTACATCGCTTGTAAAATACTCCATAGAAGCAGAGCCTAACTTAATCCCTACCTTAATCTTATATCTCGCAGGGTTGTTTTCATTATGGAGAGTTTCATTTACTAAACTTACTTGGAAATTAGTGCTATGAAAAATTCTCATTTCGTGATTTTTGCGATTTGCTCTTGGTAAATACACCTCGCTTTGGTGATTATTCTGCGTCCCTGCGGTGTAAATGGATTCTTCTAAGGCGGGCATTATTTTTTTGCTGCTTGAAACAATGCCAATACCGTCGCTGTGGCTCACCTTTGAAAGGCTCCCACTGGTGGGTATAAATAAATCGCCTCCTGTGCTATGCGTCCCATAACCGTTGATTTCATAAGGAGTTAAGACACACTCAAAAGTAAAGTTGTCGTCTAAATCCCAAAGACCGTAAGTGATGCCTGTTCCTGTTGAGGCCACATTATCGGTATAATCTATTGTTAAAAAACCATTACACATAATCGGAAAAACAAGAGACCTTTGTTTCCCTGTAAAAATAGAATATGACATAATAAAACCTCATGGTAAAACATTGGCGACAACAAATTCCATATTGAAAGAAACCTCCACTGTTTCTGCATTTAATTCAAAACCAAAACTCTGAATAAAACCTGCAAGGCCAGTGGAGGTGTCGGAGGTCGGAAAGGCCTTCGATAACGCTACAAATTTATTATCTTTTTCTAAAGAGGCTCCTCTGGACCTAAATGTAAAAGGAATCTGTGCAGTTAATGTTCCGTTTGATAAAGAAGAAGCAGAGGGATTGCTTGGGTTGTCTGCTTGTTTTCCTCTATCCACATAACTTTCATTAACCTTTGAATCAATTAATATCACTAATTCATTAATTGCTTGATACCTTGCTGCCCCCGTTGAATCAACACCCGATGCAATAAGTTGAGCAACTTCTTGAGGTGTAAATGTAAGAGAACCAGAGGTATGGCTTCTTTCTAAAGTAGTCTCTAAAATAATACCTGTCAAAGAAATTCTTTTGTTTGACATTCCCAAATCTAAGGCAACTGTTGCAGACTCGCCAGTGGCTAAACCGCTTAGAGGAACGGGTAAATTCGGAATTGCTTTATCTACACTTATTGATATTGATTGCACTTTTAAAGGGATAATATCAACACTTGTGCTAGTGCCTTTATGTTGTTGCAATTTAAGATAAACGAACTCTCCGCCAACTAATGTCATGTTATCACCTCAATGTGCTAGAAGATGTGCTTCTGTTAATTTTTGAATTAATCATTCTGCCGATTTCATCTGCCATTCTTCGCATCTCTGCCTTTGAAGAATCCTTAGCATTGACTGTAATGTTGAAGTTATTGACTGTGCCACCCATTCTTCTTGATTCAGCATTTGAGTGAACTCTTGCACCTCTTGGTAAATTAACCAATTCTGGGCCTCTTTCACCAACAACAGTTAATCCACCTTTAGCAACACCGCCGCTTGCCATGAAAGGAATTCTGCTTGTCAAGAATTTACCAAGAGCATAAAACCCACCAATAAATGCAGTAGCGATAACAGTGGGCCAAAAGGCAAATATTCCGACTAAAATTAATAAAGCAATACCTATTGTTTTTAGGCCCTCTTTGACTGAACCAAACCCACCCATAAAGAAATTAATAACTCTTTCTAATTGTCTTGCGACAAATGCTTTTGCTGCGACATATAAAACAGCACCTAAAAGTTTTAACGAAGTAAATGCGATTTCAAGAATACTCCATGCGACTCCCCAAATAGCAACAAAAATTTTCATAAGGTCGCCATCTCTAAAGCCTTCGTAAATATCTATAATACTGTCTTTGAGTAAAGTTAAACTACTACTAAAAGCGGCTTTAAATTTAGGCCAATCATTTTTGATAAATTCACCAAGTCTCTTTCCTATTTCCTGTATAGGTTTTCTAAAGAAATATACGAGAGCAAAGAACATTGTTATGTATATCATAATAGTAAATATAAATTTCATACCCATTTTAATGAAGTTTCCAAGACCTTTAATGAGTCCTTCGGGGAATGCCTTTTTCCAAGCCTTGAATATGAATCCTCTAAACTTCTTAAAGTTCTCTTCTAATGACATAAAGAATTTACCATACCCTATAAGAGAAGTATCAATAGCATCCATAATGCCTCCTATTGACCCCAAAGGTTTCAATATTTCATTTAGTGCCTCTAACTCTGTATCTTCTTCCGGTGTTCTTGCATGCGCCCCGCTACCATAACGAGAAGCCATTTTTGATTTTAATTCCCTTTTTCTTGCTCGTGCTTCATCAATGCTCATTTCTTGCCCAAAAAATCCACGCAAACCTACTAGGGTTGATTCTGCATTATTTCTAGTTTGTTCTCTAGTTTCACCAAAAGCCCTTGTAAATTTACCTAATCTAGGAATCTTACCCAATGCTTTTATAGTTGTGCCGAGAATGTTTCCTCCACCTTGCTTCATATCTTCTCGCATTTTATCAATCGTTTTTTGTAGATTATTATATTCCTCTTCTTGAGTATCTTTATTTAATTTACTTTGTGCAGTTTTTAATCTTTCTATGTCGTCCTTGTAGTCTTGAGTGCTTCTTGAAGCCCTTCTTGTTGCACTACCAATTGCTTGGAGAAGAGAAGATGCCCTATTTAATGCTCTAAAAGTTCCGGGCGGTAAGAAACCATACATGAATTTTCTAATTTTTGCACCTTCTTGTCCAAAAATAGTAATTTCTTCTCTCGTTCCTGCAATTGATTCTGCTAAAAACTCAAAAATATTTCCGCCAGCATCCATATATGCTTTGCGAGTAGCCTTTGAAAAAACCTCAAAAGATTTCCCTTGGGTATTTAAATCTTCAATAGCCTTTGTTAAAACAGTTGTTCTTTTGTTGAAGTTTGATACAACCTCTCCGACCCTGTTCACTTCTTGGCCGAATTCATTGACTAGAACATTTCCGTTTCTTACCAATTTACCTTTCCTATTGTAAGTAAGATTGAGGGCTTTGATAGTTGCAGTTTCCTTTCTTAGGGCCTTTTCTGCTGCTTCTGCCGCTTGGACTGCTTCCTGCTTGGCCTCGGCTTGTAATCTAATGAATTCCTCAAACTGCTCGTTGAGTTTTTTCATTTGTATAAACGCTCGGCCCGACATGAAAATCACTTCTTTTTACTTGCTTTTTCTATCTCTTCGGCCTTAATCATTTCAACATTTTTATGAACCAATAACAAATCTTTGACTAATGATGCTGGCATTTTGTATATTTCTAGTGGGCTTATTGACAATGCTTTCGCTAAGGTATATACGATTATTAAGGAGTAATCTTTAGGAGAGGCTTTTCCTCCCTTTAAAGCCCTCCTTAATCTTCGTTTTTTTCTTCATCCTCCTCTAACGCGTTAAACGGGTTTGGGAGAATGTCTTTAATTTGACTCCCTACATAGGGAGTCAAGCGGAGAATATCAACCGCAGAAAGAGAAGGTTCAGTCTTAACAACAAAGTTTTCAAACATAAATCTAAACATGGCGTTTAAATCTAATTGCATGTCTTGACGCTTTGTATCAATTTTCATCATGGCGTTCATGGCTTTATCCACCTCAAGCCATGTGGGTTCCTTGACCCACACTTTGAGGTATTCATCGCTTTCGGGTGCTACACGGATATAATGTAGCGTAGGCTCGGTTAGTGCAAATAAAGCACTCTTATCTGATACAATTTTCTTATCACTTAACATATTCTCCACCTTCTAACCAACAAACAAACAAACGGTGTTGGTGGAATATTATTCTGCTAACTTACTAGTTTTCTTAGGTTCCTTCTTTTGAACTTCTTTCTTTTTAGCGGGCTTTTTAGCCGCTTCTTCTTTAAGACGATATTTGTCGTATTTATCCACAATATCACCCCTGTAAAATCCAATGCGTTCTAACTTCACAAGTGTTGAGATTTCTTGGCATAACTGTGCCTTCAATAGTAATTGGTCCTTTATCATCGGGAATGGTGATGTTAGCAGTGCTTAGATAGTAGTCTTGGAATTTCAAAAGAATTTGCTCATTGAGTGTGCCGTCTGGGGCATTTTTGTCAAATTGAAGCGTAATCAAATTAGCAGCCCCTTCTTCAGTTTGGTCAAGAAGTTCTTCAAAGAGCCTGTTATCCGTAATCATAGCAGTAAAAGACAATTCATAATTCCTTTGTGCTGGAATTGCAGACTTAACTGATTTATTCCCAACACCAATAAATCTCTTATCTTGGAGGTTGTTGTTAATGGTTAAAGTCATGTTGGTAATCTTCAAAAATTGCTGTCCAAAGATAGAAAAGGAACCCGACGAGAAAAAGAACGGTTCAAGGGATTCTTCACCTGTTGCCGCTAAAGTGTTTGACCCGCTACCAAAGTTGAATAAATCTGCATTGTCGGAAACACCGCCACGACCTTCATAAGCCTCGTTAGTCTTTAATTTGTGAACGGCCCTTGAATTTAAATCCAAAGTCATTTTAACTTCTTCATTTTCGTTAGCCGTCATAGTTAAAGTATTTACACGGTTTCCTCTAGCAATTCTCACAAAGTTATGCGACTCTGTGGCTATTGTCAAATCTCCTGTTCTGTAAGCGTTGGCTGCTTCTAATTTACTCATGCTTTGTTCCAAACCAAACGAAGGCAATTCTTCACCATTTGCTTCGGCAAAAGTATATTTGATTGGGTTTGTTAGAACACCGCTTGCATTGTATGATGGTAATGTCAATAATGCCATATGTGCAGCAGTATCTTGATTTGCTACTGGTGGAATCATAAAAGTAGAATCTTTTGCTGTTCGATAGAAAATTGGGCCTGTATTGGTAAAGCCTGTAATATCAGCACTAAATGCCTTTGCAGTTGCAGTTTCTCCAATATCCAAATAATGAACATTGTTTGCATGAGCAGTATATGGTGGAGTAGCGGGGTCTAAAGTGTTGCCTCCCGTAAATGTAGCATTAATCTGTGTGCATTTACCTAAAGCATAATAAAGCCAAGTGCCGTGATTTGCGACAATATTTAGGTTTCCACCGCTTGCAGTTTCAACACCCTTGTATTGATGAGTAAAGTTTCTGCTGTTTCCAAGAGAAAGGTTCAGTTGCTTCATTTCAACCTCAAGGTTCGGGAAGGTGGCCGATTCCAAAACACCCAACCAATTATCAGCACTTAATCGTGCAATAGAACCTGTTAAGGTTGTTGGAGCAGGTGCGCCATATCCTCTAATAACGATAAAATCAGTAGCGTCTTGAACAGTTAAAGTATGGGCAGGAGAAATTGTAAAAGAAGTTGCATCGTTAGCAGTAATTACATGAGTTGAGTGAATTACGGTAGTGGAGGTGCTAGCGTCGTATAAATCAACAACACACCCAACATATAAATTCTCAACCATTCTAACATTGTCAGACCAAAGAGCATCCGCCACTAAACTTGTGCTAGTGCTTGTTGTATCTAAAATGACCTTCAAATCCAATTCCGGAACCATCGTCAAAGATGCTCCGCTTCCTAAAAATATGTCTGTATTAATCGCCATGGTGTTTTCCTCCCCTATTGAACAAACTTACTAGGGAATACTTACTGCAAATCGTTTCGCTTCTAAACTTACTTTATATCCAAATAATCGCTTCGCTCTGTCATTTGACTCGCTTCTTGAACCCAAAAATAATTGCTGGAAACGGGAACCGTCCGATGCCGTATAACCTGTGCGCTTGCTCTCAAGAGCCCTACGAAGTATCAAGTATATAGCCCTTAGCCTGTCTTTGCCATAGTTTGCATCTAGTCCCGACCTCTCATCATGGAGAACACGAATATGCAGAGTAAATGAATAAGTTTCATTTCTTACATCATAATGAACCGTAGGGTATTCTAAATTTTGAGAATCTTCAAATATTACTATAGTGGCGGGAGATTGATTTAAATCAACACGAACACCTTTATGTGCAGTAGTTGTTCTAATATCAATAAAATCGGGAACAACAGCATGAGAGGGTAAAATATCACCGGATGAGACTAATGCAGTAGCGTTAGTCGTCCAATTGTTGCTAAGTAAATCTATGAGTAAAGAGACTTCATCCATTTCTTCACCTCTTCATTAATCTGTTTATTGATATATTTTTCATATTCTTCCATAGCAAATTGTTGCACTTCTTCATCGGAAAACGACACATCATAGCCAAGCGTAAGAGATAATTCATCCATAGCGAGTTTTCTTTCTTTTTGAATCTGCAATAACTCATTGAACACTTTCATGTCAATTTCAATCGCCATTTAATCACCTAGTCAATAAAATAAACAATGTCTGATTTGCCCTTAAGAATGTCCATTGCTTCTTTCTTAAGAATATCATATTTCTCTTTAGTTGAGATGTTTGCTCCTGTTTCAGCGATTAGTATGCTTTGGTCGTCATGGCGAATAATTTCAGCAGCAACAAGTTTTGTAGTTGCTTCGTGAACCGCAGCCGGAACCCTCGCATTTCCAGCAACATAGGAAACAAACACGGAATTGCGAGTATGGTAGGGGTAATCCTGCAAAAAGAAAACCCTACCTTCTTCTCCTAATAACCAATAATCGCCAGTCCTTCGCATATCATCTTTATCCGTGAACGCTGTTAAAGAACACACCGTCGGTATTTCATCGGTGGTCGTAAAGGTCAAGGCGTTGCTCCCCGAAGCCGTAGCCGCCGCATCAAGAACAACCGTTGTTGAGTCTGTAATAGAGGCAATAGAAACTGTTCCTGTAATTCCCGTTCCGCTTACAATCATACCTGATTTAAGTTTGCTTGAATCTCCGACGGTTAAAGAGGTGCTGGTATTTGTCGTTGTGCAGGTCTGTTTTATGGTCGCTTTGATAGCACAATCCGCCCCATCATCTCCCGAAAGTAGGGATGAGAAGAGGACAGTCCCGCCATTTCCTTCCTCCTTTTGGGCAAAGAAAAAGTCCGAAAGCGACAAATTAGAAGATGTAAGCCCTTTTGATGTTGTTGCCCCAGTATATTGAGAAGTGCTAGGAAACTCTTCATTTACCAAATGAGCGATTTCCGTAGCAGTAGTTTTAGCCCCAAAAGTATTACAAAACTCATCAACGCCTAAACTATCAACAGTATTCTCTGCAACCAATTCAAACTCAACTCCGCTATTTGGGAGTTGTAGAATAATAGAATGCATATCCCTAAAGTTTTCTTTTAGTTGAATTTTGGCCTGAGCAGAAGCAATCTCCTTATACCCACTACCAGACCAAACCAACAAAGAGACAATTTTACGCACCTTCATCTGCCTTAATTGAATAAATCCAACATATCCACCATAAAGCGTTTGGCCCGGATGATTTCTGAATTGGAAATTATGTATTTCTTTTTTAGTAATAATAGGGCGATAACTTCTTTTTAATTTATCATCAACAGTCCCCTCAATTCTCTTGATAATTGCACCAACTTGCTTAATAGTTGGATAAGTAGTGGTGCCGAATTCTGGCACTTGAAGCAAATGAGCAACCGATTTAAAGTCTGTATAGAAACCATAGCCGTTTTCATACGATTGCGCTACGCCCGACCCAGTATGGTATGCATTGGTGTAGTCGCTTGGGGAGGTTGTAATTGACATTAATCTTCCTCCATATCATCAACTTCACCTTTTACTTCAATGTCGTAATAGTCAATTAAATCCTCTAATCTTTCTCTAAATAGCATCAAGTGTTCTTCCATTTTTGGTGAGGGCTTCACTGAGTCTTGAGAATAGGTATTAGAAGTCCAAGCGGCAATAGGGGCGGTTTTTAAGTCCACCTTTACTGAGATGTTTTTAAGTCTATTTTTTAGAATTTTCTGTTCTTTATCAAAACTTCCATCTTTACCGCTTACACCTTTCATAGTATCAGTTTTACTTGGCAAAGAAAACTTAATTTCAACCAAATTAACATTAACTTTTGTTATGTCAGACATTTCAAAATCTAATTTTGAAGCGTGCCTACCATCTGAAATTAATTGATTTAAAAGTTCTCCTGTGTTTAATTGATAAGAAATTGTTTTTGTTTCTTCCTTTCCCTTAAGAAAAGAATCAGGAACCATATCTTCAAAAGTAAATTGAGTAATATTTTTATAATTGCCATTGACCGTTTCTGCTTCTAAATATAATTCTCCCTTAAAATCTTCCTCTTCCGAATAAGTATCTTCTTCAAATAATCGGTCGCTAAAATTTAGTGATTGGTCTCCGACAGAAGTCCAACCTCCCGAAACAACCCCTCTTTGTCTAATCTGTCTAGATTTTTCATCTAATAAATATTGAGACAAATCAGTTAAGGCCTGTTTATATCCCCTGCTTTTGCCTTTACCTAATACCATCAAAGTGGGTTCAGTTGATTTTAAACGGAAGGTCATTCCGATGTTATTCTCCACAAGCGTTCTAGTGATTTCGTTAGAAGATAAAGAGGTTTTAGAATCTAAAAGAATATTAATTAGTTGTCTTTTGAAAGGAGTTTTTAATTTACCCTTTTTAAACCTTTCTTTCATTAATGCTAATCTTTTAGGTGTAAGTTCTCCTGCTACACCAAGCGTTTCATTTATACCGTCAATTAGTTTTTCTTCACTAAGATTTCTATACTGTTCTAAAAGAGTTTTTCTTTGTTTTTTTCTTTCTTTTTGCGCTAGAGAAAAAGCCTCTTCAAAGGTTCCCCTAGTTGTGGTTGCCCCTCTCTTTGTCAGTGTTATTTCTAAAGATAGGGGTTGAGGTATCGCAATTGGCCTTAAATTATATACTCTTTTAAATTCATCAATATTAAACTTTGGTAATTTCTGCATGTCTCTTCCAAACTTAAAACCTGACCTTCCACGAAGCCTGTCGTAATCCATAGAACCAACATGGATTTCATATAAAGTGGTAGCCTCCGCATACTCGGATAAAATATTTCTTACCTCTGTATTACCTGCTGTTTTTTGTCCTCCTAAATACTGTTCCCACGCTTCACTATCCTTCTTTAAAAATTCAATAGAAAGTTTTTCATCTCTAAGAATATTGCTAACAATGTCTCCTAAAAGGTTCGTAAAATCTTCTTTTTCATCTTCGTTTAATTCTCCTAAAGAAACAGCCAAGGCTCCATTAGTAGGGTCAAGTATTTCTTTGACCATATCAGAATGCTCTGATGAGGAAGCCATTAAATATCTCTTAAGATGTTCATTAATAACATCTTTTTGTTCAGGCATAATCAGAGTATTCCCTGTTCCCCAAGAGATTTGATATTTCAATTTAAACGCCTCACATCAACCATTTAGCCCAAGCAGCACCTTTTTGAATAGCAGAGCCTAAATGAAGCCCGCTTGAAGGTGGCTCATATGACATTTGTCCCTGAGCATCCAACCAGTATGGTCTCCCATATCCGTCCGTTCCCGAGGGAGGAATAGGGTAGCCTGACCCATTATTAACCGCCCCCTGCATCTGTTGATATTGTTGAGTATTGCCCGTTAGCCCCGCCATAGCCATTCCTGCTGATGGCTGTTGTGATTGTCCTCCGCCGAAACCTTGAGATTCAAGATATTGCTGTTTTGCCATTTTTCTCTGCATAATAACTTCGCTATTGATAGCGGCTCCGAGAATCTTTTGAATGTCTAAATCAATATTTTCTTGGGTAATTCTTTGATACTCCATAAGAGTGTCTGCATTAACAGTCATATTGCCGCCATTATTTGTAAAAGATAGTTTGCCTAACATATCCGAAACTGTTCTTTGAACCACATCTTCCATCAATTGTTCCAATGCGGCTAAAAACATTTCACCATGGTATTGGAAAAACTCTTCCACATGATTATCCTGTAAAGAAAGCAAATTATTAACATTCTTAAATTGTTGGTCGCTTTGTTGCTGGACTGCCCCTAAAACAGTCCTATTGCTCGTTCTCCATGCCATACTTATTCCTCCTTTTCTTCAATCGGTTCGGGGACCTTCACTCCATTTTGAATCATCAAATAATTAAGCCTATCTGTCAAAATATTGATTTGCCCGACCAACTCTATGGCCTCGTTCGTAGCCGACCTATTATCCTGTAGGGTCGGTGGTTTAATAAAATAACCTGCGGCAGTAAGAGAAGCCACCTCATTTTTGCTTAAGTGGGTAAGGGGCTTGCCAGATAGTGCCTTTGGCATCCGAGGCTTGAATGCCTTGAAATCTAAGCCATGCTTCTCAGCAAGAATTTGTTGCTCAAGCATTTCCAATTGCTTGAACATTGATGCGTGTTTAGGGCAATATGTTCCTTTAAGTGGTCGTCCTTTTACTACTTTTTCCAAAGGAATAGGCGGTCTTAAATGGTCGCTCGGTTCCCACAAATGATGCATACCGCAAACAACGCAACGGTCTTTGAGATTAAACTTCTTACCATATCTAAAGAAAAGAAAAGACTTAGGTTCGGGTGAAAGAACTTTAATTAATTCTTTTTCTTTCTTCTTTGGTTTAATATTCATAAACTGATACTCTATTACTTGTCCTGCTGTTCTTGCCTGTTCAATCGGATTCAACATTGGGTTGAATTGTGTTGGTGCATTTTGTCCTATAATTTGCTGTTGATACATTTAATCACTCCTCTTTCAATTCTTTATATCTTTGGGTTTCATATTCTTCATAGCCGTTTGGGGGTGAGAAAAGAGGTTCTTTTGTTCTTGTGCTGACTCTCCTTTTTTCCATTCTTGATTTAGCCCTATTAGCCATTATTTTATGAAATGTAAATTTTCCCCCATAATATCTTATTACACTAGGCCAATCTGTTTCAAAATCCCATTTAAATTCATCCATTTTTTGTCTATGATACCTATATTTAAACAGATATGTTGCTTTATTGTATTGTTCTTCTGTTTTAGGAATGCCTCTTGTGTTTTGCACACGATAAGCCATTTTTAAAATTTCCTCCCACATAATATCAATAATCCTTTATCATTGTTGTGATTCCTCTATAAACCATTTCGGGTTCCGACTTTGCTGATACAATATACTTAAAACAAGGTATTCCTTTGTCGTTTAGTTTTCTCATACCGTATGCAAATGGCTCAAATATTTCATGTTTATCCATTTGTTGCCCTTCTGCCAATGGATATTTCTTTCCCCATATGTCATGCTTATTTGCCCAAATACCAATTGCCATAGGAAAATCCGAGTCTTTTTTCTTTTTACCATTTGACCATGTATTTGAAATAATTGAGTCCACTAAGAATTTCCATGCTAATTGATGGTCTAAGTTTGAATTACTATCTAAATGTCTGTGGTCAATCATAAATATAATGTATTTGACTCGGCGTTCCTTCATGTCCCTTTCCCATTCTTTCCAGTAAATTGCTTCTCCTCCAATATCTGCACTTCTTACGGTGTGTGAATCTCCATCAATTTTGATATTCTTTCTCGATGCTCTATGGCGACCAACTGTTCTTTCTTGGATTTGCGGCACTTCTCCTCTCGTTCTTAATTGATGGCTTAGTGTTGTTTTTCCGACCATTGTTGCGCCATAAAC